CTGCCAACTATCCTCCCTCAGTCTCGAGGACTGAGCATGTAAGGCAGGGAAGCCTCTGCCCCACTCTCTACCATTACGGTAGAGGGCCACACCACCAGCCACGTTCGGTACGGAGGCAATTTACCGTACCTAGCTTACAGCCTTACCAGGGTTTTTCAACCCAGGTTTTCGTAAGGACAGGTAAGCTCGGACGAGCGTCTACATGGATCGGGAGCAACAGTTCGAACTCATCGTCCTCTGTCCTTGCGGACAGAAGTCGTAGAGTTTCGAAATACTGTGCATATTCCGCCCATGTTTCATCAGGAAAGAGGAGTTTCTTTCTCCTCATCCTGACGCCTGCTACGTGAATCTCTCTTCGCTGGTAGTCGGTATTAAACCGGCTATCCGCCCGATAATTATCGGGCCATGGCGAATAGATCCCGCTGTTGACCTCCTCGGAGAATAGAGGGGGTGCGACATGGTTCGCAAGGAGAGACCTCACGATCCACGAACGCAGCAGAGGAAAATCGAAGAGATATGCAGTGTTAGCCATATCAATACGATTTTCGTAGACACTCGCGGACTTTGACGTAATCCGACTCTCGAAAGAAAACTTTCGAGAAATCTTCATCGGAGTTACGTCGACACCGTCGTATGCTTCTACTCCACAGCTCTCACGAAAGAGAGACGGGAAACAGAAGGACTTGTGCTGATTGGGAATAAAACCAATCAGCTCCAAGACAACCATGAGGTCGCGAAACACTTCCTCATGGACGACGATGTCGTCTCCATACACTCGATATCGATGGTAAGATATACCATCAACGTCTTGTGTATACCGAACGACGAATTCCACGGCACAGGCGAGAATAAGCGTCATTATGGGGAAGCACAAAGCACTCCCCATAGGAGCATATTTCGCCATCCCTTGCACTTTTCCTGAAGGTAGAACTGTGGTCTTAGACCGCAGTGCTACTAGGAAAGGATACAGGGGCGTGCCGCGGAAAACGGCTTTTACGAGCTCGAGAGTCACAGTGTCAGAGGCAGACGATAGATCTATCGTCGCAAACCTCTGATCCGCTGATCCCTTGAGAGCCATACGTCCATTGTGTGATTGGTCCTCGAAGTCTATATGACTCCGAAGATCGTCATGCGATTGGACGTACTCCTTTATGCATTTTGCAACACCCTGTTGCAAATACATTAAGGTACAAGGCTCTTTCGAGATCACCCTGTAAGTCTTCATGCTTTTGGGCACGAAGACCACATGGGACTGGCGGTTACTACCTTGCTTCACAGCAGGATAGTAAGTAGTGACGTCGACACCGGCGTACTTACGAAAGACATAGTCGAGAAGATCGTCTACCCAAAGGTGACGATACTTATCGGCAAATGTCGCGACACGCGGAGTTTCCGCAGTCGCTCCCGGCCCATGCTGGGGGAGGAAGTTATCCTCACCTACATGGAAGTCAACCAACCAAGACCGCATGATTTCATTCATGCGATTAAGGATGTTGACTGGGTATACGTAAGTTTGCAGGCGCGCTTCCAGTTCTACATACTCACTTTCAAGGTCCTGATTCAGGTCCTTGAGTGACAAGTGAGTCAAGAAAGAAAAGAACTGGTTGCAAACGTAGAAGCCACGCGGGTTAGGGTCCTCCAAGAAATCTTGGAGGGCGCCCCGTATCGGTGCACAGAATTGTCCTACGAAAGGATAATCCGTGCGCAACTGGCGTTTAAACCAGTTGTACGACGTAGGAGCTGAGACTTGTCTCAACACCAAAACGGCGTCCGATAGGAACGATCCAAGCGAAGAGACATCCAGTGTGACCATAAATTTGGCCCACGCGATAATCTCTCGCTCGTTCCCTATTCCCTCGTGTCGGGAGGAGAGATCGATGAGATGAAGTGAAGACATCACAATAGCTTCCGTGAATGTCTTCAAATCTCTATCTGAAAGGGAGAAACCCTTCCAGCTCACCGAAGTGCACCCTAGCTGAGCTAGGACGTCTTCCCACACACTGAGTGTGTGGTTGAGTGTGCTGGACATGGTCCTCACTCCTCCATGCCACAAGATGTCGTTTCAACAGTGCGCGTCAGGATATAAGACCCTGACGGCAGGACGATCTTCTCTTCCGTTGTAACAACGGAAGAGATCTCGGCCTTAGTTGACGTACACATTGTGGAATCCGTCGGAAACCAGAAGGACGTGACTCCGAAGGTGACGGCAACAATGCCGGCACCTATCAGAGCACTAATCCCTCTTGTCGACGACGCCATGGAGAAGCGCCTCCAAGCCCGTGTCTATGCTGTCTTCGCCCTGCTCAAAGAGCGAGACAACAAGCCTGCTGAGCAAATGCTCGACATCTTCTGTCGAGACATTGCCGTAAGCAGGGAGAGTCAGCGTGATAGCTGCTCTCACCGGAACTTGGCGGAGGTACGAGGAGTCTTCGGAATCTGATTCCGTCCAGACTTCTCGGACTTCGATGATCGTGTCGACACCTCGCCGTGTAGGGAGGTAAACCGACGGATCAATCGAGGTCCCAGCGTAGACGTTCGCACGCTCTTTATGAGCGATACGAATCGTCGCCGGCTGGTCCACGGGCGAAGTGATATCGGTGTAAACCTTGAAACCCGTGCCTGACTCGATCTCGCGAAAATCGAGATCATAGTTGAGCGCGGGACCAAGGACACCGATGTTACCACTAACGTCCGGTACAGAGGACCCATTAGGGCCATAGCCAAAGGTTTTGGCCACGATGCCCTCCTTTCGCCCAAGTGAGTTTAAACCTCACCCGGCCTTATGGTCGGTGACACCGTTCCCAAGCACTATTTTAAGCGCTGGAGAACGAGTGCCGTGGACTCAGCCCAATGACGATTGAGCTGGGAATCCAACGAAGGGCGAGTGATAGGTGGGACGGGACACTCCCGAGATACCCAGCGACGGTAGTAAGTAAAGTTAACTACCCCGCTGGCCTGAGAAAATTCCTCAGGAAGATACGCTCCTACAGGTGCTTCTTTCGTCCACTTTTCGGACATGATGACGTGCTCCACTGGAAAGTACCAAAGTACTTCCATGAAGTCGTCAATCTGTTCGAAGTAGTCCCCGGTTGGAACAATCCAATCGAGGACGAACGAATACGGCACGATGTCCCAGAGGTCGACAACTTTAGGATACATCCCAAAGCGTCGCCACTGTCCAATTAGAGCCTGGACGAACCCTAATGGGCCGTCCGGGATCGCCTTGGTTTCCACAGTCAAAACGGCTGTGAAACGAACATCGTCGCCCGAAGCATCTTGCAGGACTTCGTCCCTGAAGGCATGTAGGCGCTGGTGAAGAGGAATCTTGGCAAGTTTTCCAAGACTCTCTACCAGTTCGGCCGCGTCACTTGACGTCGGCAATACGCCATACAAAGTCTCCAGGTATCGATTAGCAACATTCTTGCTCCAAATACCTTCCGAAACGTTCTTTGCGCATTTGCGCAAATCTCCCATCATAGATGGGAAGTTTCTGAAGGCATGGGCATAACGAATGATGCTATCGACGTCGAAGGCCATGAGCAAAAAGCTCGTGTCTGCGACGCGAAGTTGAGTGGCACATTCGAGCGCAAGGGTTCCGAAATCGAACCCTTCGGGACGAACGAACTGGAACAGCTCGGGAACCTCATCAGAGGTCCCAAAGGCGTTCTGGAACGTCGTCAACAAATCCTCGAATGCAACCTGCGAATACAGCTTCGGAACATAGTACTGACCGGTCATGCTTCCGGTAAAGTTACTAGTCCAAAGACTGTAAACGCCACTTAGATAATCCACATCCAGCTCGCCGAGTTCATCGACGAGACCGACGTCTGTTGAAACACCGCTCCAATAGACGACGTCGGAAGCAAGTCGATATGCAATAACATTGACTTGTTCCACTGGATATGAGATGATCTTCGTTCCCGAATACAGAGGCCCGCCAGTTTTCTGAGCGTAGTAAAAGTACCTATCGTTCAGAAAGACGAGCCCCGTATGAAGGGTCCAGCCATCAGGTCGAGACCTGAGGGTGCCTTTGTAATACCAAGGCTCTGGAACCCAGTGGAAGACACGAGTACTGCTAGCTCCCCAGTGCTGGACAGACAACAAGGTATGAACTACCTCGTTGACGTCTAGCGAAACTAGGTTGCCGCAGTCATCGTAAGACTCCCAGGGAACGTTGATCCCGAGTGAGACATCACCTGACCATTTGCAATGGACAACTGATGAATCCTTGAGGCGTCCGAGTCTCTCACGGCCCTGACCGAAATAGTCAGACCCGATTGAGAACTCTTCAGCCGCCGTTTGGGGTTCACGAAGAAACCCAAACGCAGGAATAGTGCAAGACTGACCGCCTTCACCCAAGGTGAAAGCGGGAGTCTTATACACTCTCTCGGTATCGAAGTCCTCAAGCGTAACTTGTATCATGATCTCACCTCCCATCGAAGGAATGAGGCTTTCGCCTCAGAGGCTCCCGACGG